GAGCAATCAACTACCATTACTGGTTAGAGACTGCGCGAGTTTTACAACTCAGTGGCGGCTCTGTATATATCAGTGTTGGAGTTGGAATCCAGCCCTCCGGTATTAAAACCACCGGTTCTGACAATTCTGCGGCCAGCAATGGCGCGGCAGTTTTGTTTCAGAGAAGGGCTGGTATTCCAGAGGACCAAGTGTTCTCTTTCAGTATGGGAGATGACGTTGTGGCTCGTTATGTCGAAGGATATTTCGAGGGCTACAAAAGCATCGGCAAGAAATTGCGCGAAGTTACACGCATCCCCTCTGAAGGAGCCTTTGAGTTCTGCTCAACTATGTTCCGTACGGAGCATGGTGTCCACCTTAGCAATTTCGCCAAGTCCCTCTTTAATCTTTTAGAGCAACGTGTGCCTTCGCAAGAATTCCTTCAGCAGTTTGTCTTTAACAATGCTAACCACCCAAAATTTAGGGAAATGATCGTTGCCATCCGCGAGAGCGGGTGGTCTAGCGATGTCGTGTACCCGCAATGTGGAAATGTTGCGGAGATGGTTGGCTGTGAGGAAGAAATTAAACCTATAAATATGGGTCGTTCAAAAGGAAATCGCGCTAAGGCGCCAAATGTTGTTACTCGTAAGGAAGTAAATGATATTAAACGCAGAGAGCACGCTCTCGAAGAGAAGGTGAATATGGTTGTGCCGAAGGATGTGAGGATTCCTGCCAAGTTGCGGAATATTAACACCAACAATGAGCGAAAGCCCAAGAAGAAGAAACAGGTCCGACGCAATGTCAAGGCGCAAGCCTACAAGTGTGTTGAGTGTACCTTTTCTCCTGAAACCAAGCACTACCTTGAGTACGTGAGTGATCCAATCAAGGCGCCCTTTGAGCGAGACGGCCGGAAGGTCAGTCTCGTCACTACTCCTAATGGAGAGGCACCTTGTAAGTCCTTCAGATTCGAGGCGTTGTCCGAAACTTCCATGACGGCTTCGGCCAGTGGAGAGCTTGAGATTTATCTTTGGCCTAAGGGTCTTTACATGCCAGCAAATGGTGTTGACCCTTCCGAAGACACCTTTAATGGCGTTATCCAGCGCATTGGTGGAAACACCAGTGCCTATGATCATATCCTCGCTCCTGTCATCGAAGATGCCGGAATCCCTAACTGCGTTGGTATGTGGAGCTCTGATCCGCATGATGGCATGTGGAATTCAACCTTTGCTACGGACACTGCGACCAATCACCCCATTGAGGTGGCTTCTTTGAGCCACTTGGGGTCGGTGATCAGAGTCGGAGTGAGCTCAGCCTGGCGGCTGGTTGGCATGGGCTACGTATTAACCTACGACGGTCCCAATGCTGACGCCGCTGGCGTGGCGCGAGAGTGCCAGACTTATGAGTTCCCCGTTTCTACAACCACCATTGAGGTCGCCAAGGTTGGAAATCATTACCAGTTTGTAAACCTGAATAAGGTCAAGGGTATGGCTGGAAAGTATCGGCCCACCTGTCACTTCGCTGAGAAGACGGAGTATCGTGGTGGAGGAGCGTATACTTCTCAACCTCCTTGCAACTGGCGCATCCAGGTAACAGGAGCAGCAAATGCTGCGAAGTTCACTCTTCGCCTTATTGGCGCCTATTCCTTGGAAGGACCAGCCTATCGTGGAATTGGAACAAACGAGCACGTCTCCCCCGACTCCGCTTCAATCAAGAATGCGGTTGTTGGTGGCTTTAGTGACAGAGACCCGAATTTTAAGAATGAGGTGATCCATCACAAAGCGAGGTCCTCGGGGCTCCTGAGCAGTATTGTGGACGGTGTGAACCATATTGATGGTGAGGACGCAATTGAGTCCGCCATCAAGTGGATCATGTCCAAGTGATAACTGTTTCCACTCGCCATAGGCCGGCGAGTATAAATAACTAAACATATACAAGC